TCAGGGCGGTGTATTGGTCTTGCATGGTGTGGCTCCTTGCCGGTGTTTCGTTGCACTATCTATAGCGCAATTTTGCGATACACGTCAACACCTAATTTGCGATATATTGCCAGCACCAAAACGGCGTGCTAGGTTGAGCGCATGACCAAACGCACTAAGCCCCCACATTCGCCCACGGACGCGCAACGCCAAACGGTGCAGCTTCACACTACGGTAGGAACCACGCAGGCCGTCATTTCGCAGATATTGGGCATTGATCTAAAGACCCTGCGCAAGTATTACCGCGAGGAGCTGGACGTATCCAAAGCCAAGGCAAACGCCACAATCGGCGGGGCGTTGTTCAACAAAGCCAAGGGCGGCGACACGACCGCCATGATTTTCTGGATGAAAACGCAGGCTGGATGGCGTGAGAAGTCAGACATCAACCATGTCAGCGAGGACGGCAGCATGACGCCAAAGCCCACAAAGATTGAGTTCGTATCGCCGCAGGTCACAGATGAAAGCGACGATTGAGGAAATCCCCAAGATCACCGCTAACTTTGCAAGGCCAGCACGAACGCGGGTATTCAAGGGCGGACGTGGTGGAGGCCGAACAACTGGCCTAGCATTGCGTTCAGCTCTTCGGATTTACCAGCTTGCAGAACAAGGCGTTGAGGGAGTTTTTCTTGCGTCCCGCGAGCACCTCAACAGCCTAGATGAATCCAGCATGGAGGAAATCAAAGCGGCAATCCGGTCACATGATTGGCTCGCTGATTATTTCGACGTTGGCGAAAAGTATATCCGCACCAAAAACCGCCGGATAAGCTATGCGTTCGCTGGTCTGCGTCACAATCTGGACAGCATTAAATCCAAGGCGCGCATTATTGGCAACTGGACGGACGAAGCAGAAAGCGTGTCTGATGTTGCGTGGCGCAAGCTGATCCCAACTATCAGGCAGGAAGGCGAGGGCTGGACCGCAGAGAACTGGATAAGCTACAATCCCGAAAGCGCGGAGAGCGCAACACACAGGCGGTTTGTGGACGGCGGGGGCGAAAGTTGCATTGTCACTGACCTAAGCTGGCGAGATAACCCGTGGTTCCCTGACATCCTCAACAAACAGCGCCTAGAGGATCAACGATTGCGCTCTGACACCTATGACCATGTATGGGAGGGCGCGTTCCTGACCATTACCGAAGCGCAGGTGTTCAAGGGGAAATACAAGGTTGAGGACTTCACACCCGGCCATAACTGGGATGGACCGTATCAGGGCGTGGACTTTGGGTTTGCGCAAGACCCGACAGCCGCAAGCCGCGTTTGGGTTTATGACAAGCGGCTATGGGTTGAGTATGAGGCGGGCAAGGTGGGCCTAGAGCTGGACGATACCAGCGACTTCATCTGCGACCGCATACCGGACTTTGCAAGCTACACATCACGGGCCGATAGCGCGCGACCTGAAAGCATTAGCTACCTGAAGCGCCACGGATTGCCCAAAATGGTGGGCGTTAAAAAATGGCCGGGATCGGTGGCAGACGGCATCGCGCACATGAAATCATATGAGCAAATTATCATCCATCCGCGATGCACTAGCACGGCGAGAGAATTTAGGCTATACAGTTATAAAATTGATCGAAACTCAGGCGATATTATGCCCGTGATTATGGACGCAAACAACCACTATATTGACGAGATACGATACGCGCTTGCGCCTATGATGCAAGCAAAATCAGGCCCAAGCATAAGGACGCTATAAATGCGGTTATTCGGTTACGACATCACGCGCGGGCAGGTCCCGACAGAGGTTAAGGAAAGCGTGGTCGGCGGGTCTGTTGTTATGTCTCCGGGCCAACCCGTCTGGACAACCCGCGACTATGCAAAGTTTGCAGAGGAGGGGTATCAGAAAAACGTAGTGGCCAATCGGTGCATATCCTCAATCTCGGAAGCCGTGGCATCGGTGCCGCTTACGTTTTTCAAGGGCGAAACCGAACTGACCGAAACCCCGTTGCGCAAATTACTGGCAAACCCCAACCCGTCACAGAACTATGCGGAATACGTAGAAAGCAAAATCGGTTATCTGCTTATCAGCGGCAACAGCTATGAGGAGGGCGTCACGGCTTCGGGCCGCGATGTGCGCGAGCTATACGCCCTACGACCTGACCGCATGAAGGTTATCCCCGGCGCGGATGGCGAGGTGCAGGCGTTTGAATACAGCGTAGGCGGGCGCAAAACCAAGTGGGACGTTGATATGTCGGCTGGCATCGTGCCGGTCTGGCATACGCGGCTGTTCAACCCGCTAAGTGACTGGTACGGGCAGGCGCCAATCGAGGCGGGCGCATATGCAATCGACGTGCATAATGCATCCATGGGCTACCTGCAGGCGCTATTGCAGAACAGCGCGCGGCCATCTGGTGCGCTGGTGGTAAAGGACGGGCAAACACTCGGGGATGATGCGTTTAATCGGCTGAAAAACGAATTGCAAGACAACCATCAAGGCGCGAAAAACGCAGGCCGTCCGATGTTGCTCGAAGGTGGTCTGGACTGGAAGCCCATGGGTATGTCGCCAGCTGACCTTGAAATGATCGAAACAAAGAACAGCTCGGCGCGTGATATTTGCTTGGCGTTCGGGGTGCCGCCGATGTTGATCGGCATTCCGGGCGATAACACCTATGCGAACTACTCCGAAGCGCGGCTAGCGTTTTGGGAGGATACGGTTATTCCGCTGCTGTTGCGTTGCGTGGGAGACTGGCAGCGGTGGCTCGCTGATGCTCAGGGCGTGACGATCAAGGCGGACCTAGACGAGATCCCCGCCATCGCGGATAAGCGCGCTGTGAAGTGGAAGAGCTTGCAGGACAGCAAGGTTCTGACGATCAACGAAAAGCGGGAGGCAATGGGCTACGATACGGTTGAGGGCGGCGATGTGGTCTATATTGGCATGGGTGAAGTTCCACTTGGCATGGAGTTCGACGCAGCTGGCCCGATTGACGCTGTTGACCAAAAGGCGCTCAACATGATTGCAGGCTATGAGACGGGCAAGGTTGTGGCAATCAAGTGAGATACTTGGTAGACAACCCCGCGCGGGAGCGCGTGCGACAGGAGCGGCTCTTGATGGCCATTGAGCGCAAGTTTGCACCGTCACTGCGGCGCGAAATAGAGCGCGCGTCTAGGGATATGGTCAAACAGTTTGAGCGCACAGGCGGCGCGCCAAATGTGGACTATGACCACGCGCGCACGATCGAGGCGTTGTATCTGGACATGGCCACTGCGTCGGTCGAGGCGTTCGGTGGGCGCATTGTTGATCGGGGCAAGGCAATGGGGCTTGTGCTCGAGGTTAAATCCTTCGCTGACTTCTTTCGCCGCATCGCGCAAGAGTACATCGCGGGCGAGGCCATCCGCAGGCGCATCACGTCAATCACGGAAACCACACGGGCGCAGATTGTCAGGCAGGTCAGCGCCGGGCAGAGCGAAGGTCTAGGCACCGCCGATATTGCGCGAAGTATAAATAAGTACATCCCGTCAATATCGCGTAGGCGGGGCGCGCTCATTGCGAGGACCGAAACCCACGGCGCGGCTAACTTTGGTGCAGATCAGGCGGCAAGATCGACTGGCTTAAAGCTGCGCAAGGAGTGGATAAGCGTTTCCGATGATCGGACCCGCCGCGTGCCGGAAGATAGCTTTGGCCATGACTCTATGAACGGCGATATTGTGGAAATGGATCAGGCGTTTCAAATGCCGGACGCGGGCGGGGGTACTATTCCTGCGATGTTTCCCGGCGATCCTGATTTACCGCCGGGGGCATCCATAAACTGCCGATGTGCTATCGGGCACCAAGTTATCGGGCTGGATGATTAGACATAACAACAACACTTTGCAACTTTGCAAAAACATGCTATAGCTTTGCAAAGTTTGCAAACTGAAAGCCCCGTTCATGGACATGAAGCACCACGCATTCCCGCTGGAACTCAAGAAAGAGCCGGACGAGGATGGCACGATTGAGGGCTATGCGTCTGTTTTTGACGTTGTGGATAACGGCATGGACGTTATCGAGCGCGGTGCATTCGCCAAAACACTGGGGCAGCGCAAGGTTAAAATGCTGTGGCAGCACGATATGGCAAAGCCAATCGGCGTTTGGGATGTGATTGAGGAAAACGAGCGGGGTCTATACGTCAAAGGCCGCATCATCAAGGACGTGCAACAGGGCCGCGAGGCAATGGCGCTGTACAAGGCGGGGGCGATGGATAGCCTGTCTATCGGCTATGTTGTGAGGAACGCCACACAGGAGGGCGGGGGCAGTGTTCGCCGTCTGATGGAAGTGGACTTGTACGAAATCAGCGCGGTTACGATCCCCATGCTTGACGAGGCCATTGCGTCAGTCAAGAGCATTCGGACAATTAGAGAATTTGAAAAAGCCTTGCGGGACGCAGGGTTTTCCAAGACGGAATCCAAGGCTATCGCAGCCGATGGGTTCTCGGGCCTAGCCGATCATCGGGACGATGTAGAGGTCGAGGTTGACACCAAAGGCGCACAGGCGCTGGCGGACGCAATCAAACTTTTACAGGAGACATTCAATGTCTGACGATAATCAAACCGCTATCGACGCGATCAAAGTTGTTGGCAAATCCTTTGAGGCATTCAAGGAAGCCAATGACCTGCGCTTGAAAGAAATCGAAGCCAAGGGCCACGCCGACCCACTGCTGGACGAAAAGCTGGCAAAGATCGAACTGGATCTGGGCAAAGCGCAAGACGCTGCTGACGCCGCTGTCCTGCAATCCAAGCGCCGCGACCGCTTTGTGACTGACGCCGCTGGCAATGAAGTTGATCTTGAAGCCAAGGCCGCGCGGTTTGGCGCCGAGCTTGAAGCCGCAACAGGCCGCAAGCCTGAGGGCATGAAGGCCGATGACGTCACCGCCTATGAGATGGCAATGAAGTCGCTGCTGCGCGCTAACTTCGACAAAGATATGTTGTCTGATGTTGAGCGCAAAACGCTTTCTTCCGGTCAAGATAGCGCGGGCGGATACTACGTCTACCCCGATATGTCTGGCCGCGTTGTTGCCAAGGTGTTTGAAACGTCCGCCATGCGTGCATATGCGTCTGCTCAGTCAATCGGTACTAATGAGTTGTGCGGCTATTATGACAACGAAGAAGTGGGATTCGGCTGGGTATCCGAGATGGAAGCCCGCCCCGCTACAGGCACGCCTGCAAGCGGCAAATGGTCGATCCCCGTGCATGAGATGTATGCAATGCCCGACGCTTCGCAAACCGTTCTGGACGATGCGCTGGTTGATCTGGAAAGCTGGCTCAATGGCAAGATTGCTGACCGTTTCGCCCGCGCGGAAAACGCCTCGTTTGTATCCGGCAACGGCGTGGGCAAGCCGAAGGGCTTTTTGGCTTATCCAAACGGCACTGACCTGACGAACTCTATTGCGCAGGTTGATACAGGCGTGAACGGTGCATTTGCTGCGGCACCAAACGGCGGCGATGCGCTGATTACTGCGCTTTATGGCTTGAAGGCGCAATACAAGGCCAACGCGACGTGGTTTATGAACCGCACGACTGCTGCCCTTACGCGCAAGCTCAAGGACAGTGACGGCTCATATGTCTGGTCGCCGGGCATTGCCGCTGGCCAGCCTGCAACGCTGCTGGGCTATCCGGTCGCTTCGTTTGAGGACATGCCAAACCCCGCAACGGGTTCCCTGTCCATCGCGGTTGGTGACATGCGTTCTGCGTATCAGATTGTGGACCGTATCGGCATCCGTATGCTGCGCGACCCCTACACCGCAAAGCCACGGGTGCAATTCTACGCGACCAAGCGCACCGGCGGCGATATGATTAACGGTGAGGCGCTGCGGATCATTAACTTCAAGGCATAACCAAATGGCGGGGCTGTAATGGCCTCGCCTTCCCCGCTTGGTGATCCTGCCAAGCATCACACGCTAAAGGAGTAAATCAAATGCGTGATCTAATTGCAAACATGGTGACAGTTGATCTGTCTACCGACACACTATCCGGCGTTACGCCCAATGCTTCGGCATGGGTTGACGTTCGGGACTTCAACGCTGCGGCGATTGAGCTCTTTACTGGGGCCGTGACCGACGCTGGCACATCGGCTGGCTTTACCGCTACGTTGCAGCACTCTGACACCACGGCGGACGCGGATGCTATTGCGGTTCCTGCAATCGAGACAACCAACGGCGTGAACTCTCTGACCGTTACAGAGGACGCCAGCGACAATCTGCTGATTGGTGTTCTGGGATACAATGGCAGCAAGCGCTATTTGCGGTTCAATTATGTCGGCACAACTGGCACTAACGCGGTTGTGCGCACTGTTGCCCGACTTGGCAAACCCGACAAGGCACCAACCACATATGTAGGCACTGCGGTCGCAGCTACCTGAGTTTAGAAGCGGGGCGTCATTGTTCGCCCCGTCACTAAATTCAGGAGGCCCACATGGCACAAAACACAACTATTGCAATTGGCAAAACATGGGCGCTGCTGACTGACAGCAACGTTGCAAGCATCACGTTTCAGAATAATCGCGGCGTCTATATCGAGATTTATGTTACAGCCGATACGGTTGCGCCAACTGTATCGGACGGCATCTTGTATGCGCAGGGATACGGCGAGCGCAATGTGCTGCTGACTGACCTTGCACCCGGCGTCACATCGCCCGTTCGCGTGTGGGCTAAGACAGACCTGCCTGACGG